ATCGCTGTCATTTTGCAACATAATATCTTTATTAAAAACTGCAAAATCATTCTCAGCAGTTTCAGGATATATCTCAACAATTTTTTCCCAAAGTTCCATTTTATGCCCCTAAGTATGTTGCCATTATGAAATTACCAATTTTTGTATTTATATTCAAGTTTCCACCAGATGATTGATAGACCTGCATTTCAATGTAATCCGAAGCACTTAAATTTAAAACACCAGAGCCATTAATTGTTAGGGCATCACCCGAAGCACCCATCCAATTACCAAATAGAATATCAGTACCATTTTTTTGCAATTTACACAATCTAACGCCTGATGCATTACTTGCAAAACAAGCAGAAAAATTAAACAAGTATTTTCCACCTTTTCCAGAAGGAATAGTTATTCTGGTTGCATTTGGAGAACTTGCCCAAAATGCATCAGTATCATAATCCTCTGTATCCCAAGTAATAGTTGTCCAAGTAGCATTAGATATTGCAACTGCTGCATCCCGATAAATGGCTGCGCCAACAAAACCTGAAGCAGCAGGTGCAGCCCACTTTAACCCTGTTGCTTCCGCACTATCCGCTACAAGTGTGTGCCCATTTGTGCCTACTGCTAGGCGTGCAAATGTATCTGCGCCAGTACCAGCAATTAAATCACCTTTAGCGTCTATCGCTGTTGCCATTGAGTTTGTAACTGTTACTGTTCCTGAAGTACCGCCACCTGAAATACCTACACCAGCGGTTACTCCTTCAATGTCGCCTGTTGCGCCTGAAGCAACCCACGCACTTCCTGAGTAATACCATAAAGAATCATTATCTTTTGTAAATGCAAACTGTCCCTCTTGCGGAGAAGTAATTGCTGCGTCGCGAGCTGTCGCATTAGCAAAAACTAAAACTCCCTGCATTAAATATCCGTTGACATTTGCGGCGGAAAGAACTTCACCAACTGCAAACGTTTTAAACCCTAATCCTGCTGCCATATTGTTATCCCCCTAGTAGCTAAGTATATCGTCATTTAACTGACCATAATAAATATCGTCCAAAATAAATCCATCAACCAAGGTTTCTTGGGTGCTGAAATGTCCAATCCAAGACGAAGGGGTTATATCCCAAGCAACGCCTTGAACCTGAAGGTTTTTTGTAATGGTAGAACCGTCAGGCTGTATGTTGGTAATTAGAACATTAGTAAAATAATCCATGCCAAGGAGCGTGTCAGTCGGCACATTGGAGTCCAGTAAGTCAATGCTCATTTCATCAATTCTAATGGTTGTGTCTGACCTTGACGCGACGTAAATAGCCGCAATATTGGCTGCCTCTGCGTCTGTCTGAACGACTAAATCAGAGCTGGTGATTGAGTGAGGGAAGTAGGTCGCAACGCTATCGGCGTCAATAAAAACTTGGGTAGCACCGCCCAAACGAGTTATATTCGCTTGGTTAACAATCAATTTATCATCAAAGGCAAACTTTACGTTTTTGTAAGGAATACCAGTAGTTTGGTTAAACTCAATAGGAGTGTCACCTGCGCTGCCTATAACCTCTGATCTGTTTTTAAATACAACGTTGCCAGAGGGACTTACGTAATATGCCCCTTGTTCCGAGAATTCACAGTTTTTAATCGCTGACAATGAAGTCCTAGAGCTGCCAGCATCAGCTTGGGTTAAAGTATCTCCTACTGAAATTGACCTCATGCTGACAGGAAAATCTACGGTGTCCAAAATCTTGTCAATTCTAGTGCCTGTATCTTGACCAGCGGCTTGTCCTGTTATTGTGGTTACAGCTGCTAAGTTGAATAGCCTAAAAGCGTCTGAAGCGTTTATGTCCACATAAGAAACGTTCTCGCCTTGATCGTAAGAATAAATGTAATCCGTTGTATAGCCGCTAAACAAATAGTAAGTTACTCCGCTATAAGCGGCAGAAATTCTTAATTTCTTCAAAGGTGTTAATTGACCATAATAAGGCGAACTATTGTTTTGTGGGTTAAAGTTTCCGTTAGGGTCGTAAATTCTAACAGTAGCATTTCCAGCCTCGTAAGTATCTCTAATTAAATTACGTCCGCGCCTTATGCTTATTCGCCTTGCATCTGGAGTTAAATCAGCTACTAATGACGGAGTTGTTGTTTCGGCTAGAGTACCTGTATCTAATAAACCGTTAACAGGGTCGTCAAGGGTAAGACCAATACCAAAGGTAGCTCCCGACGAAAAATCTAAAGAAATGTCAAGCGTTGCAGGTAAAACCATTAATCGCCTCTAGTAGCTCTATTGGATAGAGTAAATGAACCCGATGCACTTGAGTCAAGTAATCCCATGCGTAATGAGTCAGTTAAATCTCTATTAGAAATAACATTACCTTGGACGTTGACAGTAACTTTTGTTTCACGTTCTCCAGCGCGATAACTTTGCCAATCAGGCATTTGTGTATTTAATGTAACTTGATTCTTTTTCGCCGCATATTCTAAAGCTTTTGCTGCTCCGCCAATGTCGCCGCCTAATGGTATGCCAGCAAAAGGAACTGGAACAATTGGTGAGCCTCCGCCGCCACCGCCGCCGCCTCCGCCGCCACCGCCACCGCCTGTATTAACGGTGTTGACTTGAACAGTTAGAACAGGGGCTTTAAGTTTATTTAATGCGTCTTGTATTAAGGAAATATCGGTTATGGCTTTGTTAATATAATTAGGATAATCTTGTAAAGGATTCAAGGCAGGTGGTAGGCTCTGAATTGCTCTTGCTAAGCCTGTTGTTTGTAATTGTGATAACGCTAATTGATTGCTTAAACGGTCTGCCTCTGCTGCATTTTCTGTAAGTAAAGCAAGTTGTAAAGATAGTCTAAGTTTCTCGTCCTCAGTTAATTGATTTTGCAAGGCTGCCATGATTTGTATTTGTTCCATGTCAAGCAAGCCACTAGCCTTTTTAAGTTTAGCCTGATCTTTGATAGCCTTGGTTTGTGCGTTAGTTGCCTTTAGTTGGGCAAGTGCGGCAGCCTTGGCTTCCTTGGCAGCTCTAGCAGCTGCACCCTCGGCAAATTTAGCCGCACCGCCTTGATCGCCTCCAGCCATTGAACCGCCAGCGGCAAACATACTTTGTAGGTTTCCAGTTGCTTTAGTTGCAGACTCGCTAATTGCATCAACGCCTTTAATCATTAAGCCAATTGCTGCGAACATTGCAGCGTTAGCCGCTATTGCACCAAGCGGGCTGAATAGGAAGTTTCTAGCCACCGCCGCAACCAATATAGCGTTTCTTAAAGCCTTGATTGTTTTGATAATTGCCTCTAAGGAAATAATAAACGCTGCAATTTTATTGATAGTAAACGCTGCAATCATAAGTGCAGCAAAAGTTTTAATTAAAATAATATTGTCAGAAATTAATTGACCAACTTTAATCAAGGCTTCGGAAGCAGATTCACCAAACTTAATAATTTTAGTTTGTAATTGATCTATGTCTGTTGCGCCGCTGATTCTCATAATGGCTTCAACCAGACCTGCGCCAATACTAATTCTAGCCATGTCGGCTGCAACCTTTAACTTACCTAATTTGCCAGCAAAAGTATCAGCTGCTCTTGACGCTGCGCCTTTTGTAATGTTAGTTATTTCTTTTAGTATTAAAGCAAAATCCCCTGAAGCAAGAGTTGTTTTACTAAGACCTAAACCTAGTGCGCCTAATCCCTTTGTGTTTCCTAAATAAGCCTTGCTAAGTGCGTCAGCGGCTTCAACTACGCTAATGTTTTGACGAGCAGCAATATCTAATGCAATGTTTGTAAGATTTTGTGAGGCTGCAAGACTTCGGGTTGTAGTTAATAATTTTTCATAGGCAGGAATCAACTGCTGATCTGCAACTCCATATTGTAATTTTAAACTATTTAAAAATGCTAATGAGTCTGAAGTTGCAAATTCAAAACCTATATTGCGTAAGGAATTTTTAAATAATGCTAGTTGCTTTTCTTGGGCAGCAAAAGCAGTAACGGCTGACTTAGCAAAAGCGGTAACACCCACACCAATAAGAGCATGCTTAACGTTTCTTGCCAATTTATCGGCAGCGTTCTCAGCTTGAGTAAATGCTTTCTTGCCTGTGAATTGCGCGGCAATATCAATTACTATACTCATTGTGAAACCTTCCTAAAATATTGTTTCTTTTTAAATTGTTCGTTAGCATTGTAAATAGCAGTTAAAGCGGCAGCGTTAGCCTTGCCACCGTCCTCAGCCCAAGCCCTAAAGATTAACCGACCTTTCATGTAACGACCGCGCTTTGTAGAACTCTCTATGTTGCCTTGCTTTAACTCACCCATTGCCTGAATAAAATCTGAACCCGCTTGAGGGTTGTTTGAACGACTAATATCTTTTTGACGTGGGTCGCCTAAACGACCAACCCAAGGCTGACCTGAAGGATTTTTTCTACCAGCTGTTTCATAAATAGCACCCGCAGCAGATTTGTTAATTATGTAATAAACAGCTTTAAATCCGCGTCTATTAGTTTTGCGTGGTGTTGAACTATATTTAATATTTTTTACAACAGTTGCCGCGTTAAATAAAGGGAACTTTCTCAATCTATTATCTTGAGCATCAAAGTAGAATTCAGATCGTCGTCTGTAATTCCAATTGCTTAAAGGCGAATTGCTAGGCACATAATCTTGGGCTTTCTTAACTACGCCACCAAGGGCAACAGCCATTTGATCGTCTAGTTGCACAGCTAGGGCAGGGGCGTAATCTTTAAGAGCTTTTTGAAGCTCAATTAAACCTTTTATTTCTGCTGGCATTTTCCCTAGCCTTTGCGTCGTCTTTAAGAACCGCTAAAGTTGCCTTTAACAAATCCCTGTCCATATCAATAAACGTTTGGTGCGGAAGTCCTGTTGTTATTGCTAACCTAGCAACGAGGTAGTGAAAGGAATCCCGCGTTATCCATTTGGGGAGTCAGCGTCAAGAATTTCTACTTTAACAAGCTGCTCCAAATACTTATCACCAAAAGGCACAACAGTTACGCCATTGCGCCTTTCAGCTTCCCAAGCCAACCAATAGACCGCGCTTTGTTTTTCTTCATCTCTAAAATATTTATGAAATCCACTTTTAAAATGGGTTTCAAACGCGAACTCAATAACAGGTGTAATTTCATATTCGGAAACGTCACCTGAAGCCTTGGTTATTTTAAGTTTAATCATTTTAGTCCTTTGTTATGACCAAGTACCAGTTGTTGCGTACGCTGTCTTGCTGTTGCATGTGAAGGTTAAATCCATCATGCCTATATCAGCGACCGCACCATTGATATCGGTTAGATTGTCAATAAGAATTGTACCTGAATAAAGTGGGTTTGTTGCTGACACCGCGCTGGCAGTATCTTGAATTGCTTGGAAAGCAACTGTTGTACCGAAAGCGGCTTGTAGTGTAGCTCTTACTGAACCTGCGCCTGAAGCTAGATCATCGTTCAGAAATGATACGGTTATTG